TGACCAGATACTTGAATTTCACTGTCTCCACTTATTCCTCCTACCACTGATCCAGGAGAAGTTTGAAGGGCAGGCTCTCCAACAAATACAGTAACACTGTTATCAATTTGTATTGAATTTAATCCTTGTGTAATTGTTAAAAGACCAGCGCCTGTAACAGATACACTAACATCAGTTTTACCTATTGCAGCTCCTACTGATGTAGTAGCTTGTTGTCCTGTTAATTCAACAGAGTAAGTTTCACCCCAAGCTCTGTTACCCCAAGCACCTCGACCCCATCCTTGTTCAACTTTTGCATCAACGGTTACTGAACCAACGGTTGGTGAAAGTGATTGACCTTCGATTGCAATAGTCCCTTGAATACCCCAAGCAGCTGATCCCCATGTATCTCTACCCCAACCACTTAGTGATTGTGCATATGGAGGTGTTCCAACCGCTGTTGTAACAGAGTTACCGGTAACTACGACTCCATTAGAACCTTGGTCGTTCCAAGTTCCTGCACCCCATGTTTGTGCGCCCCAAGTCTTTTGAGTGATATCCATCACACCGCCCATTCCTATTCCATGGACATAACACAAATAATAAAAGTCATTTTCTGAAGAAGGTGTAATTTCTACGTATCTTGTTGTGGCTGCATTAAAAGTTGATGTATTAGTGTAAGAAGCTTGATTGCTTGCGCCATCAAGATAGTAAGTAACACCTGATGAAATAATTCCACCAGTGCCTGTGGTTGTAGAAAAAATTAATGGGTGGTTATCGTTTGAGTTATCACTTTGCTCAAATCTTAAAGTTCCACCATTAACCCATGAAACTGTTCCTGGACCAGAGGATTCTCTGACACCGTCTAAATAAAAAACGTTACCAGTTCCGCCTCCGTAGAGGCTTCCCGATGCTACGGTTACAGTGTAAGTTAAATTTGCCATAGCATCGGCTTCCTCCTAAATTATGCGATTCTCAAAATTGCTGCACTCGTTGTAAATGCTGGAAATTGAATTGTAAAAGTTCCTGCAGTTGCAGTTTTGTCTCCGCCAAAATCTAATACAGCTACAGCTGGGTCTCCAGATGCAGTGTCATTATAAATTAATGCACCTCTTGCAGTTAAAGTAACTCCTGTGAAAGACAAGTCAGCAAAATCAGTAATTGCAGTGTTTGTGGCAATTGATGTTCCGATGTTTACTAAAGCCTTACCACCGGATGCATATCCTGAAGATGATACTTCATTACCAGTTGTAAAAGATGTTGTAGATTTTCCTAAAGTTGCAGAGTTAGTGTACATTGCTAATTTGAATGTGTTTCCTCCACCACCTGATGTTTTAAAATTATGCGTAGCTTCTAAAAGTTCTTTTTTAAAAGTGTTGCATATTGCGTTAGTTGTTATAGCCATTTTATCTCCTTATAAATTTATGGTGACGGTGAAGGTATTTTTATACGAGGAACTCCACTGTCGTATTCTCCTCTTCTTCGTCTACCCATTTGTTGTAGACCAAAAGCTTGTATGCTTTGATTATACCTGTCAGAATACAATTTGTATAGGTCTTCAGGTCCTTTCAAATATCCGTAAGCCTCTTTTAATACTCCATATAACAACATAGCTTCTTGGTGAGTCGATATGAAAGTATTTGTTGAACTATCAAAATGTGGCGGATCTTTAATATAATTTATTTGCACAGTGCTGGCTGCATTGGGTGTAGGTGCCACTAAAATGACTGCACCTGTTTGAACATTATCTTCCCAGCTTGCAAAATATTTAGGAACTCCAGTAGTTGTGTCTTTTGGAAAAAATTCAGATATGAAACTTGTATCTCTTTTTTCTAAAAAACTTCTGTTGTTAGCTGCATCTATTACTTGAACTGATCTTAAAACAAGAAGATCTGAAGGTAACGATACATAACGATTACCTACCGTAAAATTTGAAGTAGCATATTTTCTCAAATCATCATAATCTACTTGACCAGCGATATCTAATTCAACGTTCCTAATAAATTGATCTAATATTGAATCTGATAAAACGTTACTATCAACCTCTGTGTAATTTCTCACTTGTGTCAAAAAATTTGTATGTGTTATAGCCATTATGAAATACTCACTGTTACGGATCCGACAAAAGCAGCAGCTTCTCTCCTTCTATTTTGTAAAGATGGATCTCTTGGTTGCATAGATTGTTGTGATGTAGTTATCCCATTACTTGTTATTGTTGTGTCAAATGTTTCAAAAGCAAAATCACCAGGTAAGGCTAAATTAGCAACACCAACACTAATACCACCTGAATCTGATACAGTGCCATCACCATCTGTCAAAAATTCTTGAGTTGGTTGTTGAAACCTTTGTGGTCTAACTTTTTGTAAAGCTATAGCATCAGCTGTCACTTTTTTTCTTCTGATCTGTGGGTGTTTTGGTTCATATTCAGATATATGCACAAATGAACCATTCCATTCTGTAACCATTTCTCCATAAGGGAAAGCTTGTCCACTTCTATCGGATATTGCTAATGATCTGTTACCGTTTGCATATTTAGCCATTATGATACATTTGGAAAGTACGATTGTGGAGAAACATATAATGATGTTCTCTGACCATCTTCTTCCAAAGCCCTTTTTAGTTCATCTTCATAAATAAGTTTCATTGCCTGTATTCTGTCAGGTGCTCTTTTCATAGATAAATAATAAGCAAGACCTGCACACATGCATGGTAAAAATCTATAAGCTACATCTGCTTGTTGATCATGATAAGCTGTAGCATCTTCAATTCTGTTTATTGAGTAAAATTTAAGTGTAGTGTACGTTGAGGCATCAGGTGCTAAATATAAACTTATTTTAGGTGTTGTTTGTCTATCAACATAATATTGTGATGGCTGTCCTGTCGCTAATTTATTTGGTAAAGCTGCGTAAGCAGATCTGTCAATTTTTGTCAGTGATACATCCTGTGTGCTTGGTCCATCAGAGGCTGCAGCTGTAGTTGATATGTAAGCCTCTAACACATCATTAACATTTGCAGGAACTGTGTATGTTGCTGTTCCAGCTGTTAATGCTTGTTCATTAAGTTGAACCTTCCAAAGATGAATACCTCTGTTACCCCAATCAGCAAATAATAAGTTTAAAGATCTTCTAGCTGTTTTTAAATCATAACCAGCCATAGGTCTTAACCCACATCTTTCATAACCCTCATCGATGATTTCATCTATGTTTAAATTAAATGATGTTGATCCTGATAGTGCCATTATTTTATACCGCCAAATGTTTTTTTAATTCTAAAAATTCCTTTACCTTTTTTTGATAGACCTAAATCTACCTGAATATTATTTTTATATATTTTACTATAAGTTATATTAGGATCTATTTCCATTTTATTGTCCTCAATAGCCTTAAGTATGTTATCACCATATTTAACTGGTTTAGGATCTTTTTTGTAAGTCATTAAACCAAATCCTAATTTACTTGTTCTTATTGGAGGACCATCACCCATACCACCACTTTGTCTTTTTAGTACAGTTTTAACGTTTGTTGGTTTTGGACCCACATTGGCAGCGGCCCGTTTCCTTGCAACGGCAGATCTTCTTTGACCTTCTGTCATTCTTCTTGCTCTCGCTAAGGGCACGCATTTTGGATACTTCCGTTTGGCATCCGCACGTTGTTTCGATCTTCCACATTTTGCGAAAGATCCATCTTTTCGCTTGCTTCCAATATCTACCCAATTTTGTCTGAACCATTCTTTAAGTCCTCCTTTTTTCATCCCAGCAGGAACACAATTAGGAACCATTTTATTTCCTTTTTTTTTCATACCTCTTTGCTCGTATCCAACCCAACATGTCCCTCTCTTAGACATCAATCATTTTTCCATAGTAATTTACTAAAGATTTATTAGAAACTTTTTTACCTGCTAAATCACCTTTCATGTATGAACCAATATATTCTCCATCTTTTGCTTTTATTGTTCTAAGTGTTTTAGCTTGTGCTGCATGTGCCTTAGATGCTTTTTCTAATTTACCAGCAACTTTATTAATTTTAATATGTGCTCCAGTTTTAGCTGGTTTAGGTCCTCTAAAATCTTTTCTTTTCTTTCCATCAGGACCTTTAATTTTACCTGCACATATTTTAGATGCGTAGGCGTTAGCATATGCTGAGGGGTACACAGCGAATTTTCGCTTTGCTGCTGCTTTACCTCTTGGACAAAGTTTAGTCATTATCTACTCCTTATTTTCTTGTGCGGCCGCATTGGAAGAGATATTCTTCTCCTTTTTACGGTTGTACAACTTTTTTGATTGTATCACTTTAGGTCTGAATGATCTAGACCTTACGAGTTTTGCGAATTTGTTTTTTGGCTTGATTTGCAATATTAACCACCTGTCTTTTACCCATCACCTTAGCACGTTGCTCCATAACAGTTAATATCTGTATTTTTCTAGCAAATGGTTTGTTAATATTCTTAACTTTTCGTACAGTGGCTCTAGCGTCTGCTGGAGTGGCAAATTTAATACGAACTGTATCTCTAGGATTTTCGTCTGTGTATAGTCTTCGACCAGTGCCTTTAGGCTTTTTTCCTGTGCCAAATTTAGGATCACCGCCTTTGGAAAACACCTTAATTTTTCTTTTTTCTCCTCTTGCTCCTCGAAGTTTACCTTCAATTTGAGCTGGAATTTGTCCTCTACTTATTGCCATATTATTCTAACCATGGTGTGTACGTCACCTTACCATCAACTCTTTGAGCACGCAACGATTGATTTCTATTTGTATTTGTAGAATAAGAACAATGAATCCAGCCCGAAGTCGGTTCGTTATCTTTGTAAAATTCTAAAATGAGTTGGTCATACTCAAGCTCATTCTTAATATACAAAGCTAGTTCTCTGTTATCTACACCAGGTATCTCAAAGTCTGCAGCGGCTGCACCATTGTCTGCCACATGTTGAGAATTTACTGAACTTCCTATCTCTAGGCACAGCTGAGCACAACGGAATCCTGATGATATGATTAATGGTTTGTCAAAGTGTGATCTAACTGGTTGTAATATGTTTGTTGCTAAAGCTTTTAAATTTTCTATTTGCGCAGGATTAGGATTATTATTTATTCCCTTTCTCTCAGCAACTTGGCTTTTGGTAAGCTCATCTAAAGTTATGTTTGCAGTTAACTTCATTTTTTCTCCTCTATTTCATAAAAAAATTTATCTGTATCTTCTGTTCTCCATTGACTAGAGTCTTCTACGTTCCATTCATTTGTTTGCACTTTCCAATCTGGAACATTATCTTTAACTGTAAATGAAGGAATGTCCCAAATCAACCTATTGTTCGGTTGGGCTGCAAAATTACCATCATCTAAAGCTAAAACATGCGCACATTTATGTTCATGTGGAATCTCTGAGTGGTCAGTATCTAAAATATTAGCTTCAGGATGAGCAAAATCAATAGTAAATAAATATTTACCATGATGAAATTTTTTATCTTTTCCTATATATTTTCCAGCTTGTGATTCTAAAATATCCCAAGAAGTAACAGCAGGATAATAACTAAAACAGTTCCATAAAACCAGCTCATCAAGCCTACGTTTAGGAACATCATTCGGTTTAAAACCTCTTTGAATGAATGCAGATATTGGTAAACGGTAGAAGATGGCTCCGTTTTCCATAATGCAATGAAAAAGCGGACTGCGCCCCGTAATGCTCGATATACCAAAAATAATACAGTCTTCAACTTCTCCATGATGCTTTTTGAGATCATATAAATACTCCCTTCTAATCTGTGCGTACTGCACAGGTATATTTGCGTTTAAATAACTCATTTGTCATTCAAACCATACCATATTACAATACCTAGTAAAATAATAGCAATGATTGTATTGATGGGTAAAAATGGCTCAACAATATAATTTTCCATTATGGTAATATTTTAACAATCTTTTTACGATCCATGTATATCTCTGTTTGAGCTTTTACTTTTTTACAAGTAAATACAACTCTCTCAGGATTGACCTCGTTCTGCGCGATACGCTTAGATTTCAAACAATCGCTGAGGTTGTCTTTGTATACATGCTCTATCATATTTCCGTTTAACGTTAATATAAGTGCGAATACAGTTTCTATCAT